TCGCATTCCGGCAAAAAGCTCACTGGGTCAACGCATTGGCAACAGCGAAATTGGCATTGCCATGCACACCATGTACTCAGATGCAGGTGATCCCAAACAACCATTACGGCGTGTGAAGTTCAACGATGTTCCGGGACTGTTGTTGATTGAGCCTATCTTTGCCAAAGAAATGGTGCCAAACACAGATCTTGCAAAACAAATCAAAGCACTGGTGCGAGACAAAGGTGCTGCAATTGACATCTTGTTCAACCCTGCTGAACTAAAAAGACAACAACTCACAGATCTAGCAAAACTGTGTGTGGACTACATCAACTTCAGAATCAAACAACCCGGGGGCAACTTTGACAACTTGTTGTCAGGATTTGGCGACTGGCTGCAGACCAAGGTTACTCCACGCAAGTTTGCCAACATTGTGGAATACCTACAGAGCCCTACTTCAAACACAGAAGGCTTGGCAGCGGCATTTACCCTGTTCTTGTTGTTGCATGACTTGAAGTTGGATGTACTGCGTCAACTGGATTTGAAAGATCCTGGACATGAAGGCTGGGTAATGGCCACCCCTGCAGGCTACAGCAAAGCGGTAAATAGATTTGACTTTACAGCAAGAAATGCGGCTAGAAATAATCCGCAACAGGCATAATTTTTACCAATTGTATAAATAAAAGCAGGTCCAACAAGACCACTTAACTTTAAAGGAAATTTATTATGGCACAGTTTACAAAAACAAACGGAACCACACAACCAGTATTTGCAATGGACGTTGCAAATGGCAGTATCGCTGGAACAGCAAACATTGCTGCTCAAGGCCCAGTCAATTTGGCTGGTCCTGGTCTGGACTTTTTCAGCCTGGTGGCTAATGCAAGTATCGCTACTGGCGGTAACGTCAATGGTTTTATCAACAACACTATGCAGGCTATCCAAAGTGGTGCTGGCACCACTGGCGCAGGCGGTACAGTTGCTATGTATCAAGTCAGCCCAGCGTCACCAACCATACTGAACGTGGCAATCTATCCCAAGGGTGCGTATGCCAACGCTGCGCAGTTCCTTACTGTTGCTAACACTGCTACCGCCACAGGTGGTCTGAATATTCAATTCAACAGTGCGGCTGCCAACGCTGTGTTCACAACATCTCCATTGTCTTAATCAACAATTGACGGTGTAAACCGGGACCCTGGACGTAAAAAATCCAGGGTTTCTTTTTGGCGTTAAATATGCACATAATGAAAGTCTTGTGCCGCACCCTTTTTGATTGTACCTACACAGGTGTCACAGGACATCTTCGCCCTCAACAGTTACCATTTACCACAAAGACAGGTCTAGTGATTCACACCCCCGACCAATGGAACCGCAGCCGCAATCAACAACGCAACTGGGAAAGTTTACTACAAATAATGAGCCTGCGAACACAGCCCATGAATGTTGTGCTACCCACAAAACACCCCGACGGCTGGCATTTTGCGTTTGATGTTGAATCTGAAGGTGTGCTTGGCAGCAACTTTGGCAGTGATGATTTAGATGGACTTGTTGGTGATTGTGAAGGTGTGCCCATGGTCACAGGATTAGACGAAGCAGAAGCAGTCACCGCTACCTTGCATGCTCAAGGCGCCAATCAAAACATTTGGTTCAGCGCCATAAATACGCCATTGGAGCCTGACCATGGTTGATACCACTGATATCGAAAAGAAAAGCCTTGAAGCCCACGTTGAACTGTGTGCAGAACGTTACCGCATGCTGGAACTCAAGATAGAAACAGTGGAACAAGAAGTTGGCCACGTCAAACAAATGGTCACTGAAGTGCATGGCATTGTGCGCAAAATGGGCGAAAAACGCAACGATCAAATCATTACCTGGGGCATTGGCATCATTGGTGTGCTGCTGGGTGTTGTGGGGTGGCTCACAGCCCACTACATCAAAACACTATGACCCGTGATCAAAAATTAGAACGCTTTGCTGAGCGTGAACTCAAACGTGTGTACACCGAACTCATTATAGATGATGAACATGGTGGCTACGTGGCATTTGGACGTTACCACTTGCGACCTGAGTGTGCAGGCTTTGCTGTGTATCACAGTGATGATCTTGTGAGCATGTTCAGCAGTAAACGAACTGCCATGTCATGGTGTGTGGCAGATCATCTGCAACAATACAAACTAGCACAAAACATCCGCATACTAGACAGCAAAAAACAATCACTCACAGCTGACATACATTGCCGTCGTGGGCAAGCAGAACACAGTACACGCCATGAATTCCGTGAAATAGTGCGCACCAAACTTGCACCCAAAATTGAGAACCTGTCACTGCTGAATCAAGAACTTGAAAAATGTTTAAATTCGGCTAAATATCTACAACTAAGAGGATTTGCCAAATGAAATTAACCGAACTGGCCACACCAAAAAAGAGCCGCCAAGTAGCCCGAGTATTTGAAAGCTACTTTGGTACAAAAATGCCTGTGAACCGACTCACAGTGCGAGAAGCACAGGTCATGCTGAAACGTGTGCGTGGTGTAATTGCTGAACATCAGCGTAGTCCCAGCCGTCATACCAGTGAGCGCAACCCTGCTTACTTGAAACTTGTGATGATGGAACAAGCCCTGACCAGCCGCATCCGGGAAGAACAAGTTCCCATACAGCCTACTACTTCTAGCAGTGCCCCTACTACTACTACTGCTACCACATCAAGTGTCAAGCCCGCAGTGGATGTCAAGGATCCCAAATTGGCAGCAGCAATAAAGAAAAGCACAACTGGCCAAAATCTCACACCTGACGAACAAAAAATGGTTGCTGGTGCTGCGTTAATGACTGCCGAAAGTCGTTTGCGTAGAGCTTACAGCATGTTGAAAGAATCAGAAGTTCAACAAGCACAAGTGGTATTGGCTGCACAAGACATGGTAGACAAAATGCAATCAATGTTGGAAGACACCACAGAGATGCAATTCAAAGAACTGCCTGCTCTAGTAGATTCAATCCGCAATCAAATTGGCATGGAACAAGCCACACAGTTCAATGCTGATGTCACAGCAGCATTGCAAGGACTTGTGCAAAACTTACAAGGCGCCAAGCAACAACTGGAAACTGCACTGGGTGTGGTCACAGGACAACCTGCTGCACTAGACACCAGCATGGCTGCCAGCGGCATGCCAGGTACTGCGCCGGCTCCAATGCCTGGTGCTGAACTAGGTGCTGACATAGGTGCAGATATAGGTGCTGAAATGGATGCTGAAGAACCTGCACCAGCAGGAGCCGCACTGGGCCGAGCACGTAGATAATGAGAATTGACGAAGTCGAATCCGGGAGTTCACCAGATCCAAAAAAATTATTGGGCCTTGTGAACTTTCTTTCTGGCCGGGCCGATGACGAAAACGCACAAAAACAGATCAGCACCGATGCATTTATTTCTGCTGCTCGTAGTTTAGGATTTCCAGTTAATGAAAAAAACATTGTCAGCATTGTGAGTCAACCTCCTTTGGACAGTGTGCTGGAACCCATGGATTCACAAAATCCCAGAATAATCAAATACAAAGGCGCAGCTCCTGAAGGACCAACGCAAATGCCAGTAAACAAAGCACAAGACATTGTGGCCGCCTCGGCCAAATCCGCCATGCAACGCGGAATGAACAAGTAACCCATTCCCATTGACATCAATCAGTAAATACGCTATAATCAGCGAAGGAAATATCACATGGCTTATTCAGAAAAAGTAATCGATCATTATGAAAATCCACGCAATGTGGGTAAGTTTGAAATTGATGATACCGTTGGCACAGGCATGGTGGGCGCACCAGCCTGCGGCGATGTGATGAAATTGCAAATCAAAGTTGAAAACGGGATTATAACAGATGCTAGGTTCAAAACATACGGATGTGGCAGTGCGATTGCCTCATCCTCTCTTGTTACCGAGTGGGTTAAAGGACGAACGCTTGACGAGGCCGCAGCTCTTAAAAATTCACAGATTGCTGAAGAACTCGCACTGCCACCAGTCAAGATTCATTGTTCTATTCTTGCTGAAGATGCCATAAAGGCCGCAGTAGAAGACTATCGAAAGAAAAATCAAATACATGCTGACATCCTTTCAACCACTTGACTTTGGTGAACAAAATGATCAATATGTGCCAACAACAAACAAATTAAAAATATTATTCTATCACGCTAATCCTGTAGATTGGCCCAAGAGTTGGTTGTATCCACTGGCATTACAACTCAAAATGCAAATTGATTTGTTTTGCACTGAAATAAAAGATCAATTAGAATGGGCAATCCCCATACAACAAGAAATCTCTGATGAAGAATTAATCAAACAAATCAAACAAACTGGCATAGACATATTATGCACCAGTCATTATATTTGGAATCATGATTATTTGTGTGAACAACTGTCAAGAATTAAAAGTAAATTAAAGGATGATTTTAAAATTATTGCTGGTGGTCCCAGCATTGATGTTAACGTTAACAAAGAATTTTTTACACATCATCACTACATTGATTATGCAGTGTACGGTCCAGGAGAAGTGGCATTTGCTGATATTGTGACCCATTTAGCAACCAAAAAACCATTGATTGCATTCAATACTTCAAATTGTGCTTGGCAAAATCACAAAACTGGTAAAACCATCGTTGCTGATTACCAAGTTGTAAAAATGATCGAAACCAGTCCTTACATTCATAACAAAGATATGTTTACTGTCATGGCAACCCAACTCAAAGAACAAGCCAAACTATTGAAAAAAGAAGTATGGATGCCTTACACTGTCACAAGAGGCTGTCCATATTCGTGTACATTTTGTGACTGGAATGGTGGACTCGGCACCAAGGTGTCGAGGAGGAAAAATACTTACCAACAAGAAATTGATTTGTTTGAAGAATTAGATATCAATAATATATATCTGGCAGATGCCAATGTTGGACTGTATAACGAAGATGTTGACATGATTGAATATTTTGCTGAAAAAAATATCAAAGGAAAAAATAAATTTACACTTCAAGGCAATTACAGCAAATTAAACAAAAATAACAATTTAAAAATATTTCATGCACTTGCAAAAGGAAAATTAATTTCAAGAACGTTGAATTTTTCTTTACAAGATACAAATCAACAAGTTTTAAAAAACATTGATCGGCCCGGTATTGAATGGGACGAACACGTAAAAATAGCTAATGAATTAAAAACAGCACATCCACATCTGGTTATCAAAGCACAATTAATTTATGGGTTACCTGGCCAAACACCAGAAACCTGGAAACATACTTTGTTTCAGTTGATGCAAGAAAATATATTACCTATAGTTTTTTTAAATGAGCCGCTGGCATCGAGTCCTGCGTTGTATGACCCCAACTATCAAGATAAATTTCAATTTGAGTACATAGAAAGTGTCAGAACAGATTGGGGAGGTCGTACCTATTTGTCAGTGATGCCAAAAAAATGTATCAGTTTCAGTCAACTTGATTTGGTTGAAATGCAGGTAACCAGTGCTTTCATGCATGTGGTAGCTATAATAAATTTACATTTAAACTTAGAGCGCCAAGCACTGGAATTAATTGTTGACAGTTTATTGAAAAGTGAAAGTTATCGTCTGTTACGAGATAATCTTTATCACAACTGGACTGTTGACAACAATTTTTATTACACGATATCTTTTTTGGGAGAACCAACAGCATCAATTGCTGCCGATTCACACACATATGCACACCACCTTTTTGAGTGTCATGGACAAGCATTTTTGCAGCATATTGTAAAATTATGCAAAAGCAACTCACAGAGCCCAAATCGGTTACATTATGTTTCCAAATCAGTGGCACCAATACAAGAAATATCTAAAAATTGTCCTGACTTTTTTAACTGGGCAAAAATGCTGTGTTTAGAATTTCATTAAAATATGATAACCATAACTGATCAAGCTCAAAACAAAATACAAAAATTAGTCACAACCAAAGGCTATGCTGGAATACGGCTGGGGGTAAAGACCACCGGTTGCTCTGGACTTGCTTATGTGTTAGAATACGTGAAACAATATGAGCCCGATGCTGCCACTATAAATTATGCTCAAAATAATTTTTGCGTGCTAATTGATAAAAAACATGATGTATACCTGCGTGGCACACAAGTAGACTATGTACGCCAGGGCCTCAATGAAGGCTTTGAATTCACCAACCCCAATGAACGTGACCGCTGCGGTTGCGGAGAAAGTTTTAGAGTTTAACATTGTACAATCCTAAATTTGATTACAAGCCCATTCCCCGGGAAAATGTCAACGGCCGTAGACTGTATGCCACTCCTGATGGCAACAAGTTGCCTAGTGTAACCACAATACTGGATGCTACAAAAAGCGAGGAAAGCAAACGGGCCTTGCAGAACTGGCGTAATCGTGTGGGCACAGAACAGGCACAAGCTATCACAACAGAAGCAGCCAACCGTGGCACCCGCATGCACACTTATCTTGAGCAGTATGTTCGAGATGGGGCGATCAAAGACCGTGGCACAAATCCATTCTCCTGGGCAAGCCATGCCATGGCACACACTGTGGTAGAACATGGCCTGAAGAACGTGAGTGAATTTTGGGGCATCGAAGTTCCGCTGTATTTCCCCAAGGTGTATGCAGGCACAACAGATGGTGCAGGCATACACTTGAATGAAGAAGCCATATTGGATTACAAGCAAACCAACAAGCCCAAACGTCGCGAATGGATCGATGATTACTTTGTACAACTCTGCGCCTATGCAGAAGCACACAACGAATTGCATGGAACAAAAATCCGAAAAGGCGTGATTTTAATGTGTGTCAAACCCCAGTTAGATGAGCAAATGACCATGCTCACACAGCCAGAATATCAAGAATTTGTACTAGAAGGGGCAGAGTTTGACCGGTATCGCAGCATGTGGTGGAAAAAGGTTGAACAGTATTACTTGCTAAATATGTAATACCTCAAGGAATCACACTGTGGCAATTGTACAAATATCACGAATTACCGCCCGCAAGGGTTTACAAGTAGATTTACCCCAACCCCTAGCAGGCGCCGAACTGGGCTGGGCAGTGGATGATCGTAGGCTGTTCATTGGCAACGGCACACTGGAAGATGGTGCACCTGCAGTGGGCAACACTGAAATTCTTACTGAGTATTCGGACATCCTGGGATTTGCTGACCAGTACACTTACAAAGGCGAAGCAGCTGGATACACAGTACAAACAGGTGCCACCCCCAGCACACCTGTTGCACAAAGCATACAAAGCAGACTGGACAGTTATGCAGTGATCACAGACTTTGGTGCCACAGGTGATGGGTCAACAGATGACACAGCAGCGATCAATCGGGCGCTGGCTCAATTATACACTGTGCAAAACAACACACAAGTTCGTAGAAGTTTGTTTTTCCCTGCTGGCACTTATATCGTTACAGACACTATTGTGATACCTAGTTTTGCCAGAATGTATGGCGAAGGTGCCAACAGTAGTATAATCAGTTTCAACGTACAAAACTGGGCAGCCAACACAGCCTATGTTGAGGGTGTGCTGGTATACTATGTGGCCGGTAATGCATATTATCGCAGTATTGCGCCAGTGCCTGTGGGACTGGCCGGCCAGCCGCCAAGTTTACCTGCCTTCTGGGCTGTAGAGTCATTGCCAAGTTACATTGCACAAACAGCCGACGCACAAGGCAATACTGGAGTTAACATTCTTATAGCACCACAAAACATTGAAGTCACAGGCATGGCTTTTCAAACCAATCAACTCAACACAGGCATTTTGATTGAGAAAGCCAAGAACTGTTCATTCACCAATGTTGATGTGTTTGGTCCACTGACCACTGCTGATCTCACAGTGTCAACAGATAACACCAAGGCCATAGACTGGGGCAGTACCAGCAGTTTGCCTTGCACACAAATTGTGTTTGATAATTGTAGATTTTCAGGCTTTACCTATGGCATCAACACTGCACAACAAATCAACGGTGCGGTGATCAGCAATGGACAATTTGATACCATGTATCAAGGTGTGGTCTTGGGTGGTGTCTCACCAGTAAATGGAGGAGCCACTGGCGTGCGTGTGGTACACAATTTATTTGATGATATCTATGAAGAAGGCATATTCATCAATGGTGTGAGTTTGAACGCTTCGGGCTACAATATCTTTTATGATGTGGGCAACCACTTCAACGGCACCACCAGTCCTGAAGCACCAGTGATCACTATAGATGCCATCAATAATATCAGTATTGGTGACATGTTTCAGCGTACCACAGCATACAGCGGCGCCTACCCTAGAATTAAAATTTTTACTACTGCTACTACGTCGATACCTGCCAGTATAGGCATAGACAGTGCAGCTCAGATACAAATGGGCAGTTTCATTAGACAAACTGGTCAACAGGCCACAATCACAGCCGGTGCTACCAATACCACACTGTTTACTGTGAGCACAACATTTATCAAAGCATTTAAAATGGATTATACCATAATTGTGGAAACCAGTGCTAGAACTGGCACCATGACCATAGCCAATGATGCTGACGACTCAGCTGGTGATGGACTCAGTTACACTGATGACTATGTGGAAAATTCCACCACTGGTGTCACACTCAATGTCACAGACGTTGGCGGGACTGTCACAGTGTCCTATGCATCTGATGCTGGCAGAGCCGCTGGTACTATGTATTACAGTTTGACCCACCTAGGCCGCAGTTATTAAACACCATGTGGCCTAGAGACTTCAGTGAGCGGCTGGAGAGTTGGGCACAGTTAAGACAGCAATGTCGTCAACTGAGCCCAGAGCCTGCTTTGATCAAAATCAACACCTGGTGGTTCCAAACTCCCTGGACTGCCTACCACTTGCACTGGGACGATCAACAAGATTGGCCTGATCCTTGGCAGTTATTGAGCGACAACCAGTATTGCCCGGTTGCAAGAGGCCTGGGAATCATGTATACTATTAGCATGCTAGACCGTGAAGACCTACAAGATGCCCAGATGATCGAGTATCAAAGCGACAATTTAGTCCTGGTCGCTCAAGAGAAATATATACTGAATTGGGATCCTGATCAAGTCGTAAATATCAGTCTGGGAAAGTCAAAACCCCGACGGCAAGTCAGTCAAGAACAAATAAAACAAAAAATTCGTTAGGATAAGATGAAAAGCATTACAGTTGTAAAGCGCAGTGGGCGTAGAGAACCACTTGCCTTGGAAAAATGGCAAACCCAAATTGCCAAAGTATGCGCAGGCATAGCAGACGTTAGCCAGAGCATGGTAGAGATCAAAGCACAATTGCACTTTTATGATGGTATTACCACCAAAGAAATCGACGGTATTACCCTACGTGCCATTGTGGACTTGATTGACGTGGAGTCAAATCCTGATGTGGGGCACACCAACTATCAGTACGTGGCAGGCAAACAGCGTTTGAGCATGCTACGCAAAGATGTATATGGTAGTTACGATCCTCCCCACTTGTATGACATTGTGAAAACCAACGTGGCCACTGGCCTGTACACTCCCGAACTGCTGGAGTGGTACTCAGAGGACGATTGGAATCGCATGAATGACATGATTGATCATGCCAAGGATGAATCATACAGTTATGCCGCAGTAGAGCAGTTGATTGAAAAATACCTAGTAAAAAATCGTAGCACAGGACAAACATATGAAACCCCGCAAGTCAGATACATGGTGGCTGCTGCCACTGTATTCCATAAAGAAGAACCTAACACGGCTAGAATGCGTTATATCAAAGAATACTACACAGCAGCCAGCGACGGACTCTTCACTTTGGCCACACCTGTGTTGGCTGGCCTTGGTACTCCTACTAAGCAGTTTAGCAGTTGTGTTCTTATTAGATCAGACGATGACCTCGATAGCATATTTGCCAGCGGTGAGATGATGGCCAAGTATGCCAGCAAACGTGCTGGCATTGGATTAGAGATTGGACGCTTACGTCCGTTGGGCAGTCCCATTCGCGGTGGTGAGATCATGCACACTGGCATGATACCATTTTTAAAGAAGTGGTTTGGTGACCTACGCAGTTGCAGCCAAGGTGGTATTCGCAATGCGTCAGCCACTGTGTTCTATCCCATATGGCATTTGCAGTTTGATGATCTTATTGTGCTAAAAAATAATCAAGGCACAGAAGAAACTCGAGTCAGACACATGGACTATGGTGTTGTGCTGAGTGCGTTCTTCTGGAGACGTTTCAAGAACAAAGAGAACATAACATTCTTTGATCCCAACCAGGTGCCGGACCTGTACGAAGCCTTTTATTCCAACACAGAACTGTTTGAGGAACTGTATGTAAAATACGAAAAGGATCTCAGTCTGCGTAAGA